GTCTTGACACTGCTTAGATGAGAGGTAACAGACACCCCCAATTGATTCATAACTATGTTTTCGGCTCCAGATAATGGTAATACAGCATTCGCTAATTCAGATATTTTTTTTGACATAAAATTATTTAGTTGAAAAGTGACAAAGAATAATAAATACAGGAAATGAATACTAAATTATTTAAAAAACTAAGGGATAAAGAAGAAAAGTTATTGGACTGTGTATATGAGATTCAGGAATTATTGGATTCCACCGAAGATGAAGAATTATCGTCCATGGGCGCAGAATTTTGCGAAATAATGATTGACTTTATCCACACCAACGATACAGTGTCTTTAAATGACATTAAAAACTTTATTGAAGAGGGGGAATAATAAAATATTAATTTTGGGTAAGGGATATATAGGTAACTTTTTACACCAAAATTTAAAAGAAGACACCGTTATAGTTGGGTCTAATGATTTAGATTACCATAATCAAAAGATTATATATAAATTTTTGATTAATAATGGAATAGAGACGGTTATTAATTGTTCTGGATTTACGGGACGACCAAATGTTGATCAAGGAGAACTTGAAAAGGAGAAATGTTGGCATTATAACGTAACATCCCCCCTATCAATCAATAAAATATGTAATACCTTGATGATAAGGTATATTCATATTTCTTCTGGGTGTATCTATGATGGATATGACTCAGAATATACTGAAACAGATAAACCCAATTTTGGATTGTATAATCATAGTTCGTTTTATAGTAAATCCAAACACGCATTCGAAATCCTTTCAAGAGAAATGAATAATTACATTCTTAGAATAAGAATGCCCGTAACACCGGATAATAACCCTAGAAATTACCTAGTAAAAATCTTAAACTATGATAATATCATTAATAAGGTGAATTCCAAGACATATATACCGGATTTATCTAATTTTATAGACAGTTTACTGAATACTCCACCTACTTATGATTTTAATCAAAAAATATATAATGTGGTAAACCCTAACCCATTAGGAACATCATACGTTGTAGATATAATGGATCAATTTGGAATTAGAAATCCAAATTGGAAGATTGTTGACCTAAAAGATCTTGATATTGTTGCACCTAGAAGTAATTGTGTATTGAACGGTGATAAAGCTAATGGAATTTATCAAATGCGAGACGAAGAAGACATTATAAGAGAGGCTATAAAACATGTCAATGGATAATTTATGGATAGAACGTTATCGTCCTACAACTTTAGATGATATTTGTTTATCTAAGGACATTAAGGATTTGATTGTAAGTTGGGGTAATGAGATTCCCCACCTTCTTCTCATAGGTAATCCGGGTGTGGGAAAGACCACATTAGCACAAATTCTCGTTAAGAATGTATTGGATTGTGATTATCTATATATAAATGCGTCTGATGAGAATGGTATTGATACAATCCGTAATAAGGTTACAGGATTTGTTCAAACCAAAAGTTTGGATGGTAACATAAAGGTGGTTGTGTTGGATGAAAGTGATGGTATGTCATTGGAGGGACAGCGATGTTTGAGAAATTTGATGGAATCATACGCAAATACTGCAAGATTCATATTAACTGGTAATCACAGACATAAAATTAGTAACGCTTTACAATCACGTTGTCAAAGATTGGATATTGTCCCCTCTTTAAAGGAATCAGTATTGAGATGTATAAAGATATTAGAGTGTGAAAAAATTGAAGTAACTCCTGAACAAACCAAAAACTTAATTCGACTAGTTAAGAGATTCCATCCCGATCTTAGAAGATGTATTGGTGAAATGGGAAGAAATTGTGTTGGTGGTAAACTCAATATACAAGAGAAAAACGATACCTCACAACTTTTAGAATTAATATGGAAGAATATTTTATCCAATAAAAGCATTTCCACTAGAAAACATCTTATAGAGAATGGTGAAATATTTAATTCAGATTGGGACCAGTTGTTAATTGACTTACTAAATCATATATACACTCAACCCATTGAAGACTCAATGAAAAAGGCAATGATTATTACCATTGCCGATCATTTAGAGAAGTCTTCAAGAGTAATAGACAAGGAAATAAATTTTTTCGCTTGTTTATTAAATTTAGAATAGTTAAACCTTTGCTTGTTTCATTGCAGACCCAGCACCCTTAGCAAATCCTTGTTGTGCGGCGTTGGAAGCATTTGAAGACGCAACTCGTTGAGCACCTTGTAAGTATTCAATTAATTCGGTAACGGACATGTCTTCAAAGTTTTGTCCTCCTTGTAAAGCACCGTCTTCTTCTGCTTGTTGAATAAATCCACGGAGTTGTTCAATAGATTTCAATCCTTTATCTAAAGCAGTAGATTGTCTTTGTTGAACTTGACCTTTTTGATAAATGTTATTGACATTGGATGCTACTTGTTGAGCACCCGCTTTACCAGCAGCCAAAGCTCCTTTACCAACGTTCGCAGCTTGCTGGGCAACCCTACCCACGGCACTTTTCACGGCCCCACCAGCAGCCTTTCCAGCGGATTTAAGACCACCTGCCGCAGATGACCCAACGTTCTTCAATCCAGCAAGTGCTTGCTGTCCCCAGAATTCATTAAGAATTCTATCCATTACGGTATTAATGTAAGTCAATTCTGATTCACTCATCAAATGAACACGTTGTTCTAGTTGATTAAGTGTCATATGTGGGGCTTGTTCTTTAAGAAGTCTTACATTATAAGCTTCTTCCAAAAGTTTCATATCTTGTTTGCTGAATACGGACATATAATTATTTATGGGGTGGGTGTTTGTTTTTGTAAGTATTGAAGAATATAATTATACATTTGATCTGTGTGAGTATTCACATCACCACCGAAACTTTTACTAATATCTTTCCCCACATCATATGCAACGGATTTTGCAAATTGATGTATTCTATTAGTGTTTTTTAAAGGGTTTTTACCCATTCCACCTGAGAATTTAGTAGCAAGTCTACGAAGAAATCCCTCATCCAACATGGTGTTTTCGTAGATTAAATCGAAGTTAGGAGAATTTTTTTTTTCGTAAAGCATGGCCATATTGGAATTATCGATTTTCAATCTGGTTCCCTCTCCAGCTAATTTTAAATCAGTTGGTGTGTTTTTACCATTACCCTTATCAGTAACACGGGTAATATTTTGTTGGTCGGCTTTCCACTCTTCGGCTTTCCCATTGAGATATTTTTCATCATCCCTGTAAAATTGAGATGCAACCGGAGGAGTGGGATCACCAGCCCCCATAATATCAATCATTTCTGGTGAAACTGTAATGGAACCGAAATGACGACCACCACCATGATCACCAGCAATTGTAATAACCACATTATCTGCGGTTTTATGATCATTTGCAGAGGATTGGTTATATGCTTTTGAGCCAACCTGAACAACTTTGATATTAAGACCACTAGAGGCTAATTCATCAAGTTCTCTTTGCATTTCGGTATGCATAGCCTTATAAGTTGGTGTAGATTTGTAGTTAGGTCGAAACTTTATAATATCACCGGGTAAAAAACCCCCCACAGTATATCGGGAAACCACACTTTCATATATTGTATCAAATTTTTTACCCATAGTATTATTTAGTGATGAGTTAAGAATTTATTATAGTAGTTCTTATTTTTCTAGCATGTCTCATTTTTTCCTTTGATTCATTGGATAATTTCTTACCACTCTGTGCTATACGTTGTCTTTCTTTAGTTTCGTCCGAACGTTTTTTACCTGTATTCGCTAATCGTATTTTTTCTCTATGTTCCTCGGTTAAAGGCTTTCCTCCAGTATCAGTTGAATATTCACATAAATTGTAACCTTTGTCTAAATTAGTAGAATCGAATAGTTTAATATAATATGACTCCCTGTTTAATAATTCATTATTATCTTCAACACTGTTGAAATTTTCAAAAATCTCTAAAATTTCAACTGAAAATTCGTCCCAACCATGTTTTACTATAGCATTTTGTAAAAGGTATCTATTATGTGGGTGTTTGGCACAATTTTTGTGGCGATTGATTCTTTTATATAGATTTGTAGCCTTTCCTACATATGTTTTACCGTTGTTATTACAAATTAATTTATAAATTCCTGCTGAATGTGGATGTTTTATCATTTATATATGTAGTCTAAAAAGTGATTTTTATCTATCTTTCGACTACATATTTAGATATAACTACTTTAAATAACTTTAATTGATAAATAACTTTTCAATTAGTAGATAAATAATCATATGAAGTTCGATAAACTGTTTAAAATAGTCACGGAAGCCAAAGGGACAAAACCCGGAGAACGTTTTTTTAATGCTAGGGAGTCCGATCCAACTAGAACAATGAGTGCGGGGGGTGGTCAACATGTATCTCCAATGGCATCTAGTCCAATTGGAAAGGATTCATATAATCCAGTAATTGAACCCAGAGTCAATAAAGATCCAAGAGACACGGGAGCAAATGCCATATCGACTATAAAACTTTTGGGCAAAGCTTTTCAAGTTTTGAAAAACGATGAAGCATTTCTTGATCAAATGAGGGGGGTGATGAATGGATTCAAGAAAAATCGATATCAAAT